TTGCTTCCCGAATAATATTCATTTTTATCAATGGTCATTAATATAGGTATACTATATACTTTCGTTATTATAGTTATGTAAGGAAATATTATTCTCATAAATAATATTATACAATGTTATTTATTTACATATTATCAATAATATATTTTTAATTAGTATCAATTTAATATATAATTAAAATATATTATATATATTTAATAATGAAGAGAGAAGTTATCGATGAGATTAAATGGTGTAATGGAGAAAAGGCAAAAAAGTCTTATAAAAATGATAAACCAATTCTTAATTCAGATAATAAAATTATTGATAATATAATTCAAAGTGAATATAATGTCACTAATAAAAAAGATGAATATAATGAAAAAATGAATAGTCGAGATTTAATGTCTTTAACATATAAAAATCCATTCTTAACCAAAGATTATCTAGATGTTTTGGACGACCAGAGAAATTTTTTAATTCCAAAAAATTCTTCTATGTAAAATAAGTATTTAAAAACTTATGACTTGTATAATTAATGAATTATACAACTCAAAACGATTTATTATTAGGTAAATTACTTGAATTTTATAAAAAAGACGGAAATCTTGATAGAATGTTAAGCATAATTAATGGTAACTCTAGAATATCTTTAAGAATTGTTGACTGGTTTGCTACTAACTATGCTAAAAAAAATTATACAGTATATAATAGAGATGAGACTTCCAGATTCAAAGTATATATTGATTATAAACTTAAACTGAAAGCATATTCTAAACGTAGATTTGATCCTTTCTGTCGATGGGACAGAATAACAATTCCGTATAATGATACTTCTTTAATACAAACAACTATAGGGCAACTTAATTTTTTTAAATGGGCATTAGAAAATGGTGTGATAGATTACATCGATAATAATTATATATCTATTGAAAATGATATGAATTCACGAAATAGTACATCTAGACGAGCGCTACCAACAAATATTCAAAATAATAATCAAAAAACTAGAAAAAAAAGAGAAGAATTATCTATTTCAGCATCTAAAAGTATTAAACGGGAAGAAGTAGAAATTACTGTAGAATTTAATTAACTACTTTATTAAAATTTTTTTACTCTACCAGTTCGATATTTTTCACCTCTTCGTCGTGTGATATTTTTTTTTGATAGTTCCGAAAAAGTTTTTGGGGTTTTAGATGTAATTCTTTTTGTTGGTCTATATACATCGTTTTTATATTTATATCCGACCTTGCCTCTCTGATTTCTCCATTTTTCCGCAAACCATCTTTTAAGACCAACCTTTTTTGTTTTTTTTCCAATATACGGATTCTTATTTTTTCCATACTTTTTTGAATAAGCTTCTTTATATTTTTTAACTAGATGACCGCTTCTATAAGCACTATGTTTAGGATATTTTTTATATATATATTTCTTTGTTTTATTGTATAACTTTTTATCTCTTGGCGTTGGCATATATAATAATATGGGAAATAATTTTTTTTATAATATTTATATTATTTATTTAGATTAAATAATATAAATATTTTTACTATATTACATTAATGGGTAATACTAACTCTATTAATAAAATAAGCTTTAAAGATATGCAATTTGTTATTAATAATGAAAATTATATAATTATTAATACACTTAATGAATCACAACAAATATGTCTTATAAAAGGGACCACTACTGCGCAGGACGAAATTTTATTATTCAATAATCATTTTTCATCTATTAGACATAAATCAATCGTTATTTATGGTTCCAATACTAATTGTGATAAACTTTTTCATAAGTATAAACAAATCGAAAGTATGGGATTTAATAATGTTTATATTTATATTGGTGGATTATTTGAATGGTTACTATTGCAAGATATTTATGGTGATGATATTTTTCCAACTACATCTAAAGATGTAGATATTCTTAATTATAAACCAGTGGATATTATTAATAATTTATTACTAATTCGCTAATATAATAATATTAATATAATACAAATATGACTTTTTTAACAAATGATAATAAATATCTTTCTATTTCTCATGGAATAAATCTACAAGTATTAGCATATATTATGGCCATTGGTGTATATATTAAATATGATAAAAAACATATAATAATATTAATGTTTATTTTGTTTATTTCTAATAGTTTGTCTGATATATCTACATTCTATAATGATGAAAATCTTGAAGATAAAAATAGCATAATTAATAACGCACTAATAGTATTTGTTACAGAATTTATTATAATAACTATATTAGTATTACCATTAATATTTGTATCTAATAAGTTTTTTTCATTATTAATATCATATTCTTTGAGCTTTATTTTATTATATACTAATAATAGTTACAATTTGCATTATTCTAATGAAAAAAATATTGGAATTATAATATTTTTTTATAGTATTTCATATTTAATTTATTTACTAACATTATACACCGATAAATATTTATAGATTGTCCAAGATATGATTAGCTAATCTATCAGCTTCTGTATTTTCCTCCCGAGGAATATGTTTAAATGTTACGTTATCGAATTCTTTAAGTACGCGCATAATATTTTTATATATTGGTAGCAAATTATTAGAAGACACTTTATATTCACCAGTTATCTGTTTAATCACTAACTGTGAATCTCCTTTTACTTCTAATACCTTTATTTTTAGACTAACACATTTTAATAATCCATTTTCTAAAGCTTTATATTCTGCATAATTATTAGTATTTGATACACTTACATATTGACTATCTTTAGATACAATGTTATTATCTTTATCCCAAATAACAATCCCAGTACCACATAGTCCAGGATTTCCTCTGGAAGCACCATCAAATGTTAAAATATATGGATCGTGTTCTTCCAATTCCATTGGTTCATCATTATCAACTGAATAAATAATATTTATTAAACCACACCAATATGTGTTAACTATATCAGAAGTATCAATATTACCATCTAAAATATGAATATTACCATAATTATTTAGCCAATTATTATGGTATTTGTTGCAGTTAGCCAAATATTCTAGTGGGATTGTTTCGCCTGGTCTACTACGTTTAATTACTCTTTCGTATGCAATATCTGGTGATGTTTTTAAATAAATAATCTCAATCTCTGGGAGATCTTTTAAAAACTCATTAAACCATAGATCATAGATTTTATATTCGATATCATTAATTTTTCCTTCATCGTAAAGCATTTTAGCAAAAACATTTTTATCAGTATGAACACACCTTTCTGTAATAATAATATCATAATCTTTTGTTAAAGCTTCTTTAATAGTATGGATTCTAGAAATATAAGCCATCATTTGAAATGAGAAAGCATATGATTTTTGATCGGCATAGTAACATTCTATAATGTTTTTTCCATTTTCATCAGTAATAGTATTCCAAATATCTACAGGTTCTTGAAGAAAGCATACTTTTAGATTACATTTAATATTTTTATCATAATCTTGTAATTGTTTAACCAAAGTTGATTTACCAGACCCAATATTACCTTCAATCGAAATAATTCGTGTCATTTTTGTTTATAATTTTATATATTTATATTTATATTTATCAATTTTTTAAATATATAAAAATATTAAATAATTTATAATCCACCACGCAATCGAAGAACTAGATGAAGGGTTGATTCTTTTTGAATATTATAATCTGATAATGTTCTACCGTCCTCTAGTTGTTTTCCTGCAAAAATTAGTCTCTGTTGATCTGGTGGGATTCCTTCTTTATCTTGAATTTTTGATTTAATATCATCAATCTGATCATTTGGTTCCACTTCCAATGTAATAGTTTTTCCTGTTAATGTTTTAACAAAAATCTGCATTTTTGTATAAAATAGTAAAATTTCTTTAAGTTATTATACATAATTTTTTATTATCATTTATCATTACACTTTTCCACAATTAATTTTGTATCTAAATTATTTATATAATTTCTACCTATACAATAATTTATTCTATTACATAAATACCACATCGGTCGTTTAATATTGCTGTATACACCATCAACAAAATTAATATGTTCTCCCATTTTTTTACATTCAGTTACTACATTATTATCAATATTTTTATTAATATTATCAATCTTTTCTGTTAATAGTAATACTATTTTTTTTAATTCTTTTATTTCATTTTCAATAGTATTTAATTTATCATCCATTTATAAATTAATAATACTAAATAAAATGTTTTTTTACAAAATACATAACTAATAATGTAATCTGAACAAATAATCCAGAAACGCCATCATGTATAGCACCATTTATATGTCCTAAATTCTTATAATATGTTGCATCTAAATGTGGAAATAATTTTGTAAATTTCATTATAAAACCAAATAAAGAAGATATTATAAATGTTATCAATAAAAATATTGGTATATCATTTAAATTTGTAGGAAAATTATATAAATTTAATATAATATATTGAGATATTGCTCCAACAAATCCAGCTATTAATGCTGCCGATAATAATGTATGCATTTCAAAATATGGTTTTAAATATAATAAAAATTTATATTCTTTTACAAATTTTGGCATCAAATTATAGTTTTCAACTATTTTCCTTAATATAACATCCCAAATTGCAGTAATCACAAATGTTATGATTATTAATTCAGACTTTCCCATTATATAAATATGTTATAATTATTTTTTATATGGTTCAATATCTGCATTCTAATATCATTTCTATAATTATTTTTTTTATATAAACGTTTATTATATAATTGTTTTAATATCTCCATTCGTTTATCCATATCCACCTTCATATTTATTATATAATTATCTATTTATTATATAATTATCTATTTATTATATAATTATTAATATACATTACCACAACCATAACAGTCTGTTGCAAATGTACAATCATTTGGTCCATTACCAGGATATTGACACCCCCACTCACCATTACCTAAATTAATACATCCGTTTTTACATGCATTCCAATAATTATAAAAATATGATACAACTGGAGCTCTATATATATAATCAGTCCACCGATTATTATAACCATAATAATTTGGATAATAATTTGGATAATAATTTGGATAATAATTTGGATAATAGTTTATACCATATCTTCTTCTACCATATCCATACCCGACATCATCTCCGCGCCATCTTCTACCTCTACCATGACCTCTTCCACCGCGCCCTTTTCTACCACGTCTTCTACCACCTTTAAATCCTTCTAAATCGTTCATACATAATAAAACATAACACCCCAATAATAGTATTAATATCCAAAAACATATTTTTGTGATTAACTTCATTTATATATATGATATATTATTTTATTATTTATGTAGATATACTAGTTTTCCTGTATAATTCATAATATATTATTTATAATATGAATATTTTTTATTTTATTAAAATTAAAACGCTTAATTCGAGTAAGCTAATCCACCCATACCCGACATAATGCGGAGTACGTTGTAGTTTGTAGCGTAGACACGGACTTTGGCGGTTTTAGTGCCTTCAACGCACGCGTTCGAGAGGACAAGCTGAAGAGTAGCATTGTCAATGCGCGAGAAGTTGCATGTTCCAGAAGGCTGGTGCTCTTCAGGGCGAAGGGCAAACGAGTAAACGTTAATACCGGTGTCGGGAGAGCGAGTGTGGAACTGGTAAGGCTGGACAAGGTCAAAGTATGTACCTTCACGCTCCGAGAAACGATCCTGGCCGTTAAGCTGTAATTTGGCAGTTACAACCGGGTTCTCACCCCAGCAATGAAGATCAATCGATGACTCCGAGAGGACGAAAGTTCCTGCATCAGAGACACCAGAGTTTTCATAATCGTTAGACAAGGGGGTCGGTCCAAAATTTGGCTGGGCGTATGTATCAGGTGTATTTTGAGCTTGAGGCGATATATTTACACCATTACTACCGTTGGGTGCATTCCACCACGAGTTCGAAAGAGTCTCAACATCAATGGCACCAGCATCCTGGAAAAGACCAGACGGATCAACAAATGAATTGACAGTACCACCGACCGCTTCAGGACCACCAAAGGCGTGAATTGCGTTGGGTAGAGCGTCAATAGCATCAGTGTAGTTGAAAGGCTGTGCACCCATAGTTTTGAAAAGAAGCTGATTGCACTCAAGCGATGAGCAGTAATCAACGTTCTCGTCAGGCTGTACAACCCAAACTAATTCTTTGCAAGGGTGGTTGAAATTGAGTTTGATTTTGTTGGAAGACGAACCAACCGACTCATCACCGGTGAACTGAAGCTGCTCAATAAGGTACTCGTGGGGGTTCTGGGCCATGCGGCGACGCTCATCAGTGTCAAGGAAGACATAGTCAACGTAGAGCGACGCGGCAACAAGCGACTGGTTGTATGCTGTCCGGACTTTGACAGCATTTGGCGAGTCGCAATCATCACCGAGCGATGATACCGCCCATAAGCACTCATCAATAGGGCGGAGATCAAGGTTAATCTTGACCTCGTGGTATTGAAGCGCGATGAGGGGAAGGGCAAGTCCAGGGTTACGGCAATACCAGAACTGGAAGGGGACGTAGAGGGTTGTTTCGGGTAGAGCATTACGGGGCGCGCAAACCTGTCTGGGCGCATCCGATGAGCAAGGACCGTCAATGGCCGCGAATGAAGGATCAGTGATGAATGTAAGCTGGGTGGTGTTGCCAACCATTTTGTAGTAACCACGCTGCTGTTCAGCAGTAAGGGTAAGCTGTTGCCAGATGTGCATCCAGTCACCATATTGGCGATCAATGCGCTGACCACCAATTTCAACTTCAACCTGCGAGATTAACTGCTCGCCGGGGAAGTCAAGCCATCTAGCGTAGACACCTTTATTGGGGGACGTTGCAACACCGTTATATTGGTTAGCCATGGCTTGGTTAATCTCGGGAAGTGTTACTTGAAGATAAGTGCGGTAAGCTAAATCACCGTTTCTTGAGATAGTGCAAGTAACACGGCGACCGAAATCAGCCTGTCCATTGAAAGTTTGCTCAATCGATTCAATTGAGAAGTTAGTATAGCGACGGTAGGTCACTTTCCAGAATGTAATCTGGGGATTACCTGTAAGATAGACATCTTGGGCGCCATAGGCGACGAGTTGCATAAGTCCTCCTCCCATTATTTATATTATTGCTAAAGAAAAAAAATTTTAATTTTAACACTTAATTAATTTAATTAATTGAAATGTTGAATTAAAATTTTTTAATAGTTTCAGAATTTTTTTGTAAAAACTGACGTAAATAGCTATCAAGAAACACTTCTGTTTTACCCTCATGACGTTTTGTAAATATATATTTATCGTTACTTTTCTTAATATTCCATCCCTCCTCAATAGCATTGTAAATAAACTGCATTTTTCTTATTGTTATGTAATCAATTTCTATATTGTCACATTCGGTAATTTTATATTCATCCATTTTATTTTATCTTTTATTAACATAAAATTATTACATTTTAATAGTATTTATCTTAATTAATAATTAAAAAAATATTAAGTAATTAATATATTATGTCAAATTTTAAGCCTAAAAATACAAAACCGATTTCTGATTCAAAAGCTATACTACAACTGGATGGTAAACATGAAAATTACATTAAAGAGTTCACTCAAGATGAATCAACTATTTTACCTAAATTAATAGAAAAAAGAAAAGAACTTTATAATAAATTTACAGAAAAATGTTCAACAATATCTTTTGATGAAAAAATAGAATTAAAAGAACAAATAAATTATATAGATAACGAAATAAAATCGAAAAAATGTAAAAAAAAACAATATTTTTTAGATAATTCTAAATTTATATTTGAGTATTTTGAAAATAAAAAAGATATATCAAATTGTAATAATAAGACTAAAGTATTGGACACATTTTTTAATATCAAAAATGAAGATGACACTAAAAAAAATACAAATGAAACACCTAATAATGTCTTGAAATATTTTTATAATATAGATAACCGAATCATTGATATTAATAATTTTGTTGTTGCTTCCGATATTTGTCAATATTGCAATAAAGGTGAAATTATTCCAGTTGAACAAGAAGGTATACTTGTATGTAATGTTTGTAGCAAATATACTCGCTTTCTAGTTGATAACGATAAACCTACATATAAAGAACCTCCTAAAGAGGTTTGTTTTTATGCATATAAGAGAATAAATCACTTTAGAGAAATATTAGCGCAATTTCAAGCAAAAGAAACTACTTTAATTCCTGAAGAAGTTCTGGAAAATGTTAAACTACAAATCAAAAAGGAGCGAATTACAATTCATCAATTAACAAACAAAAAAGCGAAGGAAATTTTAAAAAAATTAGGCTATAATAAATATTATGAACATATTCCATTCATTAAAGATAAGCTTGGTATACGTCCGCCAATAATGAGTCCTGAACTCGAGGAACGTTTGTGTAATTTATTTATGGATATACAAGGTCCATATAGTAAGTATTGTCCCGAAGATAGAGTTAATTTTTTGAATTATTATTATACAGTATATAAATTATGTGAATTATTAGAACAGCGCCAATTTTTACCTTTTTTTCCTATGTTAAAAGATAGAGAAAAACGTATCGAACAAGATGAAATCTGGAAAAAAATTTGTTTTGAATTAGAATGGGAATTTATACCAACTATTTAATAATAATTATATATTTGTTAAATAATAGAATTAATTTTGGTCATTCTATTATATAACATTAACTTATAATGAATTCTGAAAAATCTTTAAATATTAAATATTTTTGCATTTTAGGAGAAAGATGCAGTGGAACAAATTTTTTAGAAGAAGCTTTATTACAAAATTTTAATTTAAATATTCATAGCTATCAAATAAACAAACATTTTTTTGGATATAATAAATTTCCGGATGATACTAGTAATATTCTATTTATTGGATTAATTAGACACCCATTTACGTGGATAAATTCTTTATACAAATATCCATATTATATTCAAAAAGATATCAGGGGTAATAAAGCTAAATTTCTTAATAATGAATTCTGGTCTCAAAATAATAATTATGAGATTATTGAAGACAGAAACATTTATACAAATAAAAGATATGAAAATATTTTTGATTTAAGAAAAACAAAATTAAAATATTTATATGATGATATGCCAAAATTAGTTGATAATTATCTATTAATAAAATATGAAGATTTGCGCGATGATTATATTACTACTTTAAATCGATTAAAAAATAACTATAATTTTCAAATAAAACCAAATTACCCAATTAATATAACCCAATATAAAGGTAGAGGTAAACCAAAAAGAGATACATTTTCAATTGATACAGAGTATATTTTTTCAAAAGAAGAAATATTATTACATAAAGATTTTGATAAAACCTATGAAAAAAAGTTAGGATATTACTTATTATAATATTTATTATAATTATTATATTTAATAATATAATTTATATAGAAAATATATATAAATTATATGTATAATGAACGGGTTGTTCTTGTTTCATAGAGATTTTCGTATCCAAGATAATATAACATTACATAAATTAAATTCTTTATGTTCAAAGATTTACGTATGTTTTATATTTACACCCCAACAAGTATCAAAATCTAATATATATAAATCTGATAATTCTATTCAATTTATGATTGAAAGTTTAACTGAACTAAAAGATGATATAGAAAGTAAAGGTGGTGACCTATTAATTTATTATGGAGATACATTAAAAATTGTAACTAAATTAGTAAAAGAATTAAATATTAATATAGTTGCTGAAAATCGCGATTATTCACCTTTTGCAAAAGAACGAATACGTCAATTAGAGACATTGGAGAAATTAGATATTAAGCTATTGTTTGAAAATGACTATTATTTATATGAACCAGGTTCAATTAATGTATCGTCTACCGATAAGGCTTATATGAAATTTACACCATTTTATAATAAAGTAAAAAAAATTGCATATGATAAACCATTATCAACGTACAAAATTAAATTTGGTACTAAAAAGATATCAACTAATTATTCATTGAAAGAAGCCGCAAATAAATTAATTAAAATTAATGATAATTTGCTTGTTTGTGGTGGTAGAATAAATGGTAAAAATATCCTAAAAAAAATAAATTCATTTAAAAACTACGATTCTACTAGAAATGAATTATCTACAAAAACTACACAATTATCAGCATATATTAAATATGGTTGCATTTCTATTAGAGAAACTGCTTTAGCTATGAGCAAGAATGATTCTCTCTTCAGACAATTAATTTGGCGTGAATTCTATGCTCAAATATTGAATGATTACGAATATGTATTATACGGACCGTTAAAGAAAAAATATTCATCTATAAAATGGTCTAAATCTAAAAATAATTTAGAAGATTGGAAAAATGCATTAACTGGTTTTCCAATAGTGGATGCCGCTATGACACAAATGAATACAACTGGTTATATGCATAATAGAGGTCGATTAATAGTAGCTAGCTTTCTAATTAAAACATTATTGATATCATGGAGAGAAGGTGAAAAATATTTTGCTCAAAAACTTACCGATTATGATCCCGCATCTAATAATGGTAATTGGCAGTGGGTTGCATCAACTGGCGCTGATAGTCAACCATATTTTCGTATATTCAATCCATGGTCTCAATCAGATGAACATGATCCAGACTGTGTATATATTAAAAAATGGCTTCCACAATTAAAAGATATTCCAAATAAACATATACATCAATGGTATAAATATTATCATGAATATAATACAGCAAAACATATATTATATCCGAAACCTATAGTAGATTATAGTTCACAGAGAGAAAAAGCACTTGAAATGTATAAAGATGTTTTACAATAAGTTTTAATCATATTTTATTTTTTTCCGATAAATATACCTTATCACATAATCGTTTTTTTATTTTATCCTTTTCAACATCTTTAGAGCATGAAGCAATTAACTTTGTATATTCTTTTTGAAGATGATCATTATTCATAAAATTTGGATTTTCTTCGGTCCATTGTTTTAAATTTTGCATTTGCTTTCTAGAAACTTTATTTATAGCCTTTTCGACTTCTTGATTTTCTTCATCTTTAGACCATTGCGTATCATGAGTTCCATGTATTTTATTTTTTATATAAATGGTTTCTCTCTTTTTATCAGTACAATGAATTGGTCTTTCAAATAACGAAAGCTTATTCATATTTTCAACAAATATATTTGTCAATCCATCTGTTAACCCATTATCTTTTGTGTATAATAAATTTTTCATTGAAATATTTATTTTATCTATAAATTCATCCATCGATATAGCGTGTTTACATTTTTCATTTAAAAACATGTTTATATTAAAATTATTTGTGTTATGACTATTATTATTTGTTGTTGTGTTTCCGATTTTAGGAATTAATGTATTAAACTGTTCTTGTGTTTGTTTTTGTTGCTCTATTAATAAATTTTGAAGTTTATGATTTTCACCCATCATTCTAATAAACATGTTTTTATAATCAACACTATCAATATTTTCTATTTCAGTCGTTTTATTTTTACAATTATTTTTTTCATCAAATTTACATTTTTTTTTATGATAGCATAGACTAGAATGATGCTTATATTCTTTTCCACACTCACAATTATATAATTTATTTTCGGATACAAATTTGTTAGGATTTGTTAGGATTTCATGTTTTCGTGTCAATAAATGTTTTTCAAATACACTCTTTTTACTACATGTGTAGTCACAACAATTACAAATAAATTCTTTGGATATTTTTGGATACAAAAAATTAGGATTCATTAGTAATATATCCTAATAAAAAAATGTTCCTAAATATTTTTCAAAAATCGATATATTTTTTACAATAACAAATATTTTATTGTAAAATAAAAAATTAAAGCATTATCATGTAAATTGAAAAATTCGCATTTTTTGCAAAATTCTATAACCAACTTTTCATTTTTGGACATAAAAAATGTCCGATTTTGAAAAGTCAATTGACAAATTAGAAAAAATG